AAATCCACTGACCTTCTCTTTCTGATTCTGTGCTACGTCTCCTATGCGTAGTGCCATAGGACCAGGACAGGGAGGGTCTTCTACTGTCTCTCCACCAGTCTTAGGAGGTTCAGGAGAACCTGGTGCTTCAGGAGGTACTGGAGGGTCACCAGTATCTACACCACCATCTACTACAGGAGCATCACCATAAAAAGTTTCCCAATTTAATCGATTAGACTCATAGTTTAGTGGATAAAAACTAGGAGCACCTGAATCACATAAAACAGTATTACCTTTTGGGTCATTATCTACTAACTGCTTATTCCTATTTCTTGTTTTAACATTCTCTTTATGAACCTCTACACAACCAGCAATATTAACAATCGGTGTTCCAACCTGAAGTACCACAGGAGGTTCTAACTGAGTAGCATTAGGAGGATTAACAACCCATATACGATTATCAGCAACTCTTATTGTCGTAGGAGACCTAACATTAAGAGGAGGGATATCAACATTGGGATCAATGGTAGCATTACCAATACCTACTAGAGGTATCCCATTCACATTAACATTAATATTACCAATGTCAGGGATCATTACTTACTTTTTATTTTCTAATAAGTAAAGTATCTCACTGATTTTCATAGAAGCTACCTTAGCAGGTCTTACACAAGACTTGTTCGGTAAAATGCACAGAGGATCATCTTCTGGAGCTTTAATATACTCTACAACAAGAACCCCCCAGGCATCTTCTTTTCCCATAATGGGGCAGGCTGCGTTAGGGAACTTTCTATCTAATCTTGTACAAGAACCTAGAACAAAACTTCCTATAACTCTTTCATCACCAGGCATCCAATACCCACTTGGTAATGGGTCTCTAGCATTACGTGGTGAGTTAAAAACAGGAACTATATTTCTTGCATCTGGCCAATCATATAACCATACGGAATTAATATCTCTATTGCTTCTGGTTAAGTCATTTAATATCTCTTCTACTTGCAATTTCTTCTCTGGTATCTCCTCAAAGATAACCTCAATAGCATCATCTGGTCCTTCTTCCTCTTCTTGTGAACCAGTATAGACTTGGAATCCTGCGAATCCTATACCTGCTACTACTCCCACACCTACAATCTTCATCAAGAACTGTGACCAATTCTGTTCAGGAGAGATTATGTTTTTAACAGTGTCAACTACTGCCTTCATAATACACTATCAACTTTTCCTATTTATCTCGGTGGTGTTTGTGTACGGTAATCGCCGTTAGGGTTTGGTTTGTTTAATCCTTTTACACCACCAGTATTCTCTGGCCATGCTTCCCACATTGCCTTCTTAATTTCTTCTCTTACTACCATACGAAGCTCAGTTATCTGTGCTTCTTGTCTCTTCTCAGGTCCACCCGTTTGTTGATCTATGATGCTACCGCCACCAACAATACTACCAGTACCAACAACAGCAGCAGCAGTTCCGTAGGTAGCTATCTTTTGTATGTCCATTAGTCTTTCCAACCACCGGCTTTTAACCAGTTGTTATAGTGTGGGTTGTCCCAGTTATCACTAATCTCATAGGAAGGAATTACAACCTCTTGGATGTATCTCCTATTCTCTTCTACAAGTTTAACCTTGTGATCTATTTGAGCACCCCACCATATAGCACCACCTAATTGTACTGCTAGGAATGATACTACTGCAAATGGTATCTTATTCATATTACTTTTTCTTGGCAGTACACTTATACCACTTAGCGCAGACAGCAACAAGTACAATTACTCCCACTACAATACCAGCATTACGTACAGTATTACTCTGTGGTTCTGGTGCGGGTAGAGCAGGTGCTACTTCTACTGTTTCAGTTACTTGTGTTAAGATGCTTTCCATTTTTATGCCTCGTTTAGTGTACCATGTGATCTACGTATCTCACGGAGTGCCTCAAGGTTCATATCCTTAGTTCCTCCATCATAAGCATGAGCATATCCTTCAGTGATCATCTGCTCATTGAGAGATACCTCTTCTTCATTTATATAGCACCAACCTAGAAGACGGCCATACTTACCCTGTCCACCTACCAGTTCAGTTCTAATGGTAAGTTCATCACCATCACCGGCAATAGTATCCTCTAACTTTTTCTTAAGCCAGTTAGTAGCATCAACACCCAATGCCTTCTCTTCAAGGTTTCTGGTTCTTTTCTCTGGAGTATCGACTCCCGCAATTCTAACTCGCTCTTTTTTGTAAAGATCGAATCCGAGATCAATGGTAACATCAATCGTATCTCCATCCAATACTTTGTCGATTGTCACTACTCTGAAATTGTAGCAGCTCTTCCTGCTGGGTGGTGTCAGTCCCGCCATTATTGAAATATTCCGCAAGTGCACTATTTATATCAAATTCAGGATCCTTCATAGTTTGTTCAAATTCCCACTGCTTCATCTTATTCATCCAATTATTAACTGTCATTGAATTATCAGGCAACATTCCATCATAAGGTTGCTGACGTTCCACCTCAAATGCATCTGCTGGTGCTGCAAAATAACCTGCACCAATAAAAGCAAGTGCTATTGATCCAAGCAGACCAATAGCAGCAACTACCTTCTCATTCGCACGAACACGATGAGTAAGTTCTTTTTGTTTTTCTATAAGGGAATCTACTTTAGTATGAAGCACAGCAATGTGTGCATCAACCTTCAGATCCTCCAATGTCTTGTCGCTCATCACGCATTTCAAGATATGCTTGTCTCAGTATATAGTATACCGCATACCCTGTCCCTGTCAACCCAATAAGCATAAAGTAAATAACACTCCAGACAACTGATGGAACTTCTTCCATTAGTATGCTGTTAAAGAAAGTTGGAATAAAAATGATGTGATTGAACCCCAGACTAGGAATTTAATCAGGAATATCATCGTACAGCAGAGAATAAATTTCCTTCTGCCAAAATACAATCTATCGCATTAGGATGATCGTGTAGATATGGTACGTCGTTAACTGCTTGACTTCTTGCTTGCCAGGAATCCTCTGCATATTCGCAAATGCTCTGATGATGCCTAGATTGATCTAAATACTGAACGGTGTAATGAGACACAACTGGTAGCCGTGGGCTCGCATATGATAATAGTATTTATTTTGCTTATAGGTAATATTAACTATTATTATGTGTGTTTCAAAACTCTGTTAGAGAATCAAAGCACCAATTACAAATCCTTTAGCAAATGAAATGACAACTACTTGATAATCAGTCCATCCAAACTTATCTTGACACTTTTTAATGATTGACTTATCCCATTCAACTACTTTGTCGAATGCTCCTTTAATCTTATTCATCTTTCCAGGGTTGAGGGTCTCTTATATCTAGCCACCTTTTAATCCACTTAAAAACTTTCCTCATACATCCTCACATCCAGCAAAGTCCATTGCCATCTGACCACCTATTTCTCCTCCTTGTTCCATACCAAGCATAGTAGCAGCACCAGCGAGCACCCAACCCACATAAGGAACAGAGGCGAGACCAGTAGAAGCAACACCGGCACCGATGCTACCGCCCACAATCTTTCCCGTTGATTCTCCTCCACCTGCCGCCTTGATACACTCGACTTGGGCGGCACTGAGGTTTCCCTGCTCCCTACCCTCCAGGTGGCGAGACCCATCCATCGTGTATTGTTCTTCGTAGTAAGTTTTGGATCTACCGAACCCAAGAAACCCCGCAGGTCTTTCGACGTTCTTCCTTACCCCCATTATTAAGGGATCATTAGCACGATAGTTAATAGCATAACCATCCTTACCTGCTCTCACACTATAAGAAGTATATTCACTGACAGGAAGGTTAACTGCTGGGAATTGATTACGAGTAGCAAGCATCCCAATCATACCAATATGTGAAATTCCTACTAGAGCTCCTAAACTAATTGCAATCCACGGTTTCTTAGGTTTAGGATTCTTACCATTCATTCCTTGATATAATGGTTCATTCGTTGGTCTATTCATAACAATTATCTCGTATAGTAAATTCTATTTGTCAGGTTCACCACTCAGATTTTCTGACCCACCCATAGTAATAGTAGTACCATTCTTTGTTGCCATCCTATACATTTTCTCATGCATACTCACAACTTCTTCGGCACCTCTCTCACTATCCGGTGTTGACTTATGACGTGAAGCATAGTTATCACCGGATTTATCAGTCGCAATAGGCATCTTATCTAGGGGGTTTTCAAACCATTCATCATTAGGGATGGGCATTATCATACAGTAGGTTTAGGGGGATCGTTCTTTGGATCAATACTTCCAGGAATATCAGCAGCAATAATCTTTAATGGAAGTTGTTCAATTCTAATTGTCTGAACTGTTCCACCACCATTAGCAGCAGCCTTAGCAGCAGCATCCATCTTCATAGTACCATCACCTTTCTTAGATGCTGTCTGAATTCCGAAGCTAGCTAAAACTCCTGTAAAAACCGAAGCTATAAATGTCGGATCAATTTTCTGCTGAGGAACGCCAGGTATGGCAACGTAATTTAAAGTCAAAATTCCGCCGGACCACACAAGAACACCCATACGCACAAATGTACTAATGATTGCTGCTTGTTCTGAGGCATCAGGGAGAATATTCTCCTTTATTTTACCGAAGACACCTTTCTTCTTTTCCTCTTTCTTCTCTTCTTCCTTTACTTCATCTGGCATTAGAATAAGAACTAACTCATTCTATTTAGAAAGAACCTGATATCTCACCACCACCACCAAGTTCTACTGGGCCATTACCCAATTGAGGAGAATCCGGAGTATAAAGATCATTGGTACCAGTAGGAAGTTCAGGTGTTAAACCACCCCCAAGACCTCCAAGAGATCCAGTAACTGCTTCCATAACCTGTGATTTAACTCCATCAACGATGGCACCGCGATTGACGTATACATATAACCCACTGCCAACAACGGCAAGAGATACAACGCCAGACGCAACAGCAACGATGTTGACAATTTTCTGCATTTTATTTAAACAAGTAGTCTATTTATGGAGTATAGTATGCTTTAAAATAACTGACAAGCCCTGATGTTGTTTTATGACCCTTCTCTATCCACTCATTGGCACATTCATATATTTGTCTATTAGGATAATCTGTATAAGGACTATCATTTCCAAATTCCTTCATCAATATAATTAATGCTTCTTGCCGCAACTTCATGTGCGGTTCTGAATATCTCCACTCTGCTCCAACTTTTAATTCGCTAGCTGAATAGGTACTAGTCATTTGCTTTATTTTATATTTATTCTACAGGAGTCCCAAAGACCCTGCAGTTATCCCGATACTAACAAAAAAGCTGAATTCTAGCAAGTCTCTAGCACCAGGAGGTGTAGATATAAACACACTAGTTAAAAACGTACTAAGCGCCATTGAAGTAAAGGTAGGTAGCAATAATAGATAAGAAAGATAATTGATACATTATGCACCGGAAGGAACAGGAACAGGTTGAGGTTGCATTACCCGTATACCTTTTCCACCTTGGGAATCATCATCGTCATCATCATTAAATCCACCACCAGCAGCAAAGTAAAATCCCAATACAATAAGTACTGGAAAGAAAGGAAATAATAATGCCCAAATTAGTGAAACTGATTCTGTTGCGTAGACTAAATCGCCCATTGAAATAAGTAATCCGAATAATTATTTAGTTTTGTTAAGACTTTTATCAGAATAGGAATATATACCTATTCCCTAACAATTATCTAAATAGATTTTTGTAAAACTGTAGAGCTTGGAATCGAACCAAGAAGACCCGCCTCGCTAAAGTTGGATCAGCACAGAAACAATGTGCCGCGTTTACCTATTTCGCCACTCTACAATGATGCCCTATGAAAGAGCAGACATAATCCTTGTTATTCCTATCCCTCCTCCACTACGTGGGAAGAAATTAAAGGAGAGGAACTCATCAAGTTCTTTCTCCACTCTTTCCTTACCAAACTTATTATAAAGAAGTTGAGCATACCCACCATCAGAAATGGTATGGAAGGTATCTCTCATCTCATCTATGTTAGTACTGCGTTCAGCACTACCGATGGTTTCCATACCACCGAGTATCACATCAATCTTTCTACTAGTTCCATCACCGTTCCGTGCCATATTCCAGAAGGGTGAAGTGAACTCAGGGAAATCAGTAATCATACCATAACCAATTGCTGCTTCATGTCCGTGGTCTAATTCCCTTACCTTATACTGATCTGCCCACTTACCATAAGTTTTAATATCAAGTGAGGGTAATCCAAGGTGCTCACATAATTCTATCTCCATTACCTTTAGATCATGGACATCTCCATGCATCTCAAACTCAAACATGGGGAAGATAGTTTCGTGTCTTCCTGGTACAGGGTTTGGTTCCTGCCTATATGAAGTTGAGACACAAAAAAAACCTGACGTATCAGGTTTAGAAAGAAGTTCATATTCTAACCACATTTGACCGGTCTGTGGTAGTGGCCATACCTGACCATTGTAATTATAAGTTGCTACTGTCTCAGGATCTTCACAAGCAGCAAGGATACTCAGACGATTCTGAGTGTGAACTTCAAGGAAATTTCTAGACAAAAAAAATGACCTCAATAGGTCAACTGTCTCCGTATATTTTTTGGGGTCAATCAAAGAAGTCATTTTATTTCTTGACAAAACTATATTATTTAGACATCACCAGTCTTCATCATCATTTGTGTTCATCTCCACCCATTCAGCATTATTTCTACAGTATGCATTCGCATCTATCTGCATATGTAAATGAGCAGCCGTGTGAAGACCTTCTATAAATGCAAACATCCCTATACACATCACTGGCATTAACCAAAGAGGATGTCCTAATACTTCCGTAGTCTTTTTCATGATAGTATTTTAGCACAAAAAAAAGAGGACCGTAAAGGTCCTCTTGTAGTTATATGGTTTTACTGATCAGATCAGAAGGTGTACTTAACACCAACCTTACCACCGAAGTCGATGATGTCGTCACCAGAAGAATCTTCTCCAGTGATACCGGAGATTTCTCCGTAAACATCAGCAGACTCAGCAACAGCAACGGAAACTCCAACCTTACCTGAAATCTCAGTTACGGTGTCGTCAGTTGAGTCAGTGTGAACGAATCCAGGACCACCCTGAATGTAGTAAGCAACCTTACCATCTTCTGTTCCGCCATCGAATCCGACATGAAGGTCAGTAGTAGCGGTTGTATACTCGCCATCAGGATACGATGCATTAGCCTCTACGTTGACGTAAGGACCAGCAAAAGCAGCTGTTGACAGTAGGAATGGAGATGCAGCAAGAGCTGCGATTGTTGATTTGAAATTCATTTTTCTTAGAAGTGTCTCGCAAGCATTAAAAAAGCCCGCGGATGATAGAACCCTCGACTGGGTTCCTAACATTACGCAGGGTTACGATCTTTCGAGTCCTTTGTTATGTAAAGTTATTTATATAACTGTCACATTAGATAGTGTGACAGTTTAAGTATACTATAAGGCGGTTTCCTGGTCAAGTATTTCTACTTACGTCTTCAAATCCTAACTTTGGTCCTGCTGTTGTTGGTCTTGAGCAGCACTATTCTCAGTCACTCTTCCTAGATATGGATCAAAATTCATCTGTTCTTTAAGGTCCCATTGAGCACCAGCCTGTTGCCAATAATTAAGCAAAGCATCATGAGGTCCCTTATGAAAGACACCTATATGCTCTTGATGAATTGAAGAAGTAAAGTCCAAATTGTAAAGAAAAATAGGTATAGTATAGGTCTTACCGGTCTCCAGAATAGTATCCTCAGAGACTGCTCTTGGTTTAACTCCATTATCTAACTTCCACTTCTTACCACGCACATGATTCTTTAAAACCTTACCAGCATGATGACGAGTAATCAAATAAAATGCAGCAGAGAAATCATTAATGAACTTCAGATGTAATTTAACATGTATATCTCCGGTACTAATGACTGTCATCTGTACACAGTCCCAATCATAAGGAAGGAGTGAAAAGAATTCAGTCCATTTAAAATTCCAGTAGTGTGCTATATCAAGATTTACATCATCCTCTGCAATGATACAATACTCATCATCAGTATTCTCATAGAACTCCTTAAGAGCCTTAAGATGGGACATACAACATCCCAACTCACCTTGACTTACATTATCAGGTATCCTTCCCTTAAGATTATCTGATACATCATCTTCTCTACCATCATACCCAGATATACGAGTATGATTCTCAATCTCCCAGTACTTAAACTGGTTCTCCATATACTCCCGTCGTTCCACATCACCATCTAGATTTAACCAATAGATGTGAGGAAGTCCTTTGAGTTTAAAGGCAGCCTTATTCTTGTCCATCAGAAATCCTAATCCAATCTTCAGGAATTATATCTTTAGTATCATGGTCCTTTGTATAACCTTTAGAACCAAACCAATTAACAGGAGCAATAACTTTCTTATCCTTATTAGTAGATAACCATGCACCCCACCAAGAGTATGATGAGTTAGCAATAATGAAGTCATCACAAAGAGACATCAAACATAGGTCTACTCTATTATCATCATTCTCTGAAACAATAAACCTATCAGCAGAAAATACCTCTTGTTCTAAGCACCATTCAGGATCATCAGAAAAAACAATCACATTTCTATCATCATCAAATTGTTTTAGTGCTGCCTCATAATACTGTGCTGTAAGATTAAGATGGTTCTCACTATTAGTCACATAGTCTGTCCTACGAACATGTAAAGCAATTGGTTTCTCTACACCCTCTACCATCTCCTTACAAGGTTTCAGAATCTCATCTTTAAAAGTAAAGTCCTGACGTATCTCATCTTCAATATGCTTAAAGTATTTCTCTGTCTGAAAATATCCTTGTAGACTTACATGGTCTGGACAAAGATTAAAGAACTCCTCATCAAAATGGAAGAACCTTTCTTGAACTACAGGTGCATGTCCATTATTTAAAAGACCAACCTGGCATTCTAAATCAAATGAATCAAACAACTCAGTCCTGAGCATGTTTCCTATACCATCATCCACTGCTTGAGTGTGGTTAGGAATACAAAAATCTGTACCTATCTTCTTTGATATACCTTTAACTGCGGCATACTGGAACATCTGATTACACAAACGTCCCTGTCTTCCAAGAGCATTAAATCCTAGCATACTTCTTTTCTTCTTCTTTGTATGTAGTCCTGACTTTCATAATACTGTACTAACCTCTCCTTGTCAAATGTTTTAATAGTATTCCAAAGCTGATAGTTATCATTAAACTTGGGACTACTGAACCAAGAGTTCTGTGTCCGGGCATGCTCTAGATGATACACATAATCATGTATCCTTCCCATACGACTACCTAATGTACTCATACGGAAATAGAATTCATCATCCTCACATCCCCATGATACAAAGTTCTCATTCATCATATAGCAATCAATATAATGCTGACGATTGATAAACTGAGTCCACCCAATTGTAGAATTAGATATAGTCTTATGCTTATCTAGTACATCAGTACTTAAAGTATGAACAAACTGATTATAAATGTCCATATTATATGCTGCTTTCCACTGATAGATGCCACACCCATAAGGATATACTACATCAGCATCTCCACTCTCCAGTAACTCATATGCTTGATGGTATGAGGTTAGTGGAAGAATACAATCAGCATCATAATTAGCAACACACTTTGTGTCTGCTGCCACAATCAAATCATTTAGTACCTTACTCTTACAGAAGAGAGGTTCCTGGGATTCCTCATAGAGAGATGTAAGATTAGAAGTATCAACATACTTTTTAATCTCTGGTATTGCCCTATGCTTAAAGGTATTATGAGGAGATACTTCCTTTACTATAACCTTTGCATCAAGATGTTTAAGCAGATAAGAAACAGAAGATATAATATTCCGTAACCTATCCTCTGTCTCAATCCTAGTTGGAATAATAAAAGTTAAATCCATTATGGGTGTATTCTATCCTCAGGAATCTTCTCAACTGTCCACTCTTCAGGGATAAGGTCCTTCAAGTTATTAAAGGATAACTTCTCAC